AAAGATAAGTAAAGAAAAAGATGCAGGAATACATTTTTATTTAGATGATTATCAGTTTGAAAGATTATGGAATAGGCCACAGGATTATATAAATATATTGAAAAAATATAAATGTATATTAAGCCCTGATTTTAGTTTATATTTAGATATGCCAATGCCTATGAAAATATGGAATACTTACCGCAATAGACAAATAGGACAGTATTATCAAAAACAAGGGATAAAAGTCATACCTACACTAAGCTGGGCAGAGAAAGAAACGTTTGATTTTTGTTTTGAAGGAATACCACGAGGAAGTATAGTAAGTATAAGTACAATAGGAGTAAGAAAGAATAAAAATGCACTAAGCATATGGAAAGATGGAGTAAATGAGTTGATAAAAAGAATTAATCCTTCTACTATTTTAATATATGGAGAAAAGATTGATTATGATTACGGAAGAATTAAAGTTATATATTACGAAAATAAAATTATAAAGAGGTTTGAAAAATATGGGAGGCAGAGGAGCGAGTAGCGGAATAAGTAATAAAGGGCATAAATATGGGACAGATTATAAAACTGTATTACAAGTAGGAAATGTTAAATTTGTAAAAAAGACATCGAAAAATTCTGAATCACTAATGGAAACAATGACAAAAGGAAGAGTATATGCTAATGTAAATAATAAAAATGAAGTAACATCAATAGTGTATTTTGATAAAGACAATAAACGAAGTAAACAAATAGATTTAAGGCATAAACATAATGGAGTATTACCACATGTACATCATGGATATTTACACAATGAGAATGATAGCAAAAAAGGAGCAAGTAAACTTAATACTAAAGAAATAAAAATGGTTGATAAAATATTAAAAACATGGTATAATAAGGATAATAAATAGGAGTTAGTAAAGAAAAACACTCATTTATGAGAGTTCTGGGTGACGAGTCCCAGCTATTTATTATAGACACTTATTATAGTGTCTATTTTTATTATAAGGAAGTGAAATAATGGCTAATGAACAAAATTTAAGACCAAGTGAATACAAGTTAAGCCGAGAGGAAGCCAAGAAAGGCGGAATAGCAAGTGGAGAATCTAGGAGAAGAAAAAAATCGTTAAGAGAAAAAGCTAAACTACTAATGTCATTATCTGTAAAAGACCAGGAAGAACTGTACAAAGCAAAAGAGTTAGGTTTAGCTGATGATGATATAGACTTAGAAATGGTGAACTTGATACATATGCATAACATAATAAAAAAAGAAAACTTTAATTCTGTTGGAGCTTTTAATTCATTGAAAGATCTAACAGATGAAGAACAAGAAAATGGAAATACACAGCAACCAATATTAAATATTAACATACAAGGTAGTGACAAATTAAAAGAAGTATTTTATGAAAAGGAGGAACAAGAATGATAGATTTATTACAAGCAACAGAATTTATAAAGATGCCAAATGGTAAATACTTAAATAAACTATCTAACGGTAAAGAATATTCTGAAGCAGAACTAAAAGAATTATTAAAAGCTAATAATAAAGAAGTAACCAAAAAAGTAAGAAGAAAAAAGGTAGAAGATGAATCTAAGCCAGAAACAATGGAAACTGATAAATGATATAAAAGCTCAAAACATACCTGAAATAAATGTACTAGGAAGTGTACAAAGTGGTAAAACTTTTAGTATTGATTTAGGTATGATATTATATGCTAGTGAACTACATAAATACGATAGTACAAGAGAGTTTTATGGAGCAATAATAGGATGGGATTTACAAACACTTAAAGGAAATATAGTAGAACCACTTAAAATACATTTGGATGCATTTGGATATAAACAAGGTAAAGATTACGAATTAGTATTCGGACAGAATGATAAGTATTTTAAAATGTGGAATGTTAAGTTTTACTTCTTTGGATTTAACACGAAAATAGCTTTTAACAGAATTTTAGGAAGACCCCTAATATTTATATGGGTAGATGAAGCAGCAAGGATATATGGCAATTTAAGTTTACAAGAAAGCTTTGATGAACTACCAGGAAGACAAGTTAGTTTTAGTGGACATCCATATAAGAAAACAATACATAGTTTTAACGTGGAAGGCAACGAAAGACATCCTTATAAACTGAAATATATTGACAAGGGAGATAAAGTAAGATATACATTTTATCCTTTTGACAATCCTATGCTAGACACAGAACAAAAAATAGATGAAGCTATAAAGACATTTCCTAAAGGAGCATTAAGACAACAAAAGATTTATAACAAATGGGTAGTAGCAGAAGGAAAAGTATTTAATAAGATAAATGTAATAGATAACCTTGAAAGTATACAAATAAAAGAAATAGGAATAGGAGTTGACTATGGTAGTGTAAATCCAACTACATTTGTTCCAATAGCATTAGGTTTTGATTTAACACAAAGCAGATGGAAGCTTATAAGACTAGAATGTTACTATCATGATCCAGCAGAAGAAGGAGAAAAACCGACAACTGCTTATTATGTAGAACAAGAAAAACTATTTATAGAGCAATTAAGAAAAAAATATAAAGGAATACCAATAACAGCTAATATAGTAGATAGTGAAGCAACACACTTTTGCAATGCTTTATATAATGCTAATATACAATATCAAGAAGCTAAAAAAGGACCTGGAAGTGTTGACAAAGGAGTGCAACAATTACAGTCGCTATTCTACAAAGAAGTATTATATATATACAGACATAAGTCAATAAAATCCATTGACAAAAACGGAAGTTTGGTATATAATATACGTGATGAAAGTTTAAACGAATTTGAGAGTTATCAATACGATAACATAAAAAGTTTAAGCACAGGACAAAATTGTTATAAGAAAGAACTAGATCACTCAGTCGATGCTGCAAGATACCTAATAGATTACTGGCAAGATATAGGCAAATGTCCTGTAATATAATCCTATTAGCTGAAGAATAGGAGTAAGAATGGAAGTAAGATGTCATGCAAGTAAAAGATTCTTAATGAATATAAACATAGAAGATTACTTGAAAGACTTAGAAAGAATAGGAATATCACAGCAAACACCTTTAATAATAGAAATACCCTGCAAGACTTGTAAAACAATAGAGGTGTATGAGTTATATAAAACCAATATTAAATTTATAAAATCATATAAAAAAGTGTAAATAAGAAATATTACAAGTTCAATAAGCACAAATAGTATAAAAGCTATTTGTGTTTTTTTGCGTATAGGAGGGAATATGAGAGTACATCTTTATTACAACTCAACCAAAGTAAAGAGTGTAAGAATAAAAAAAGGAGCAGATTGGAAGGAAGATTATAAAGTAACAATATTCGGACAAAAAAGATACTTTGGTGCAAACATAATTACACTAATATTAAGACCTCAAAGAGTTTTACATACAACAGAGAAAAGCCTAGATTTAAATTGTATTGTTTATGAAGGAGCAGAGATAAATGAGTAGTTTAAAAGAATTTAATCCATTAGATGCACCATTTATAAAAGTAGAAGCGGAAGTAATCCAAAATTCTTTAATAAATGGACAAAAACCAAAGATAAAAAAAATAAAAAAATACAAGTTAGCACCATCTCCAAAAAAGATAGCTAATTATATTGTAAATCAGATATTTGGAAGTGACATAGTTTTACAAGCTGAAGGGTACAACATTAATTGGCTTATGCCAAGTTTAAAGGAAGCATTAGAGAATAGTATCTATTGCAAAGAAGCATTTCTATACTTACACAAATTTGATGGCAAAGTATATTTAGAATGTATAAAGCCTAACAACATATTTGATTTAGTACAAAAGTTCGACAAAGTTTATAGTTGTACATTAGTAGAGTGCGATAATGATTTAGAGTTACACAGACATATTAAGTTAGAAGATGGAAAGTCTTATATAGAGTTAAAGGCTTACAAAATAGACCACTATAACAAACAAATACCAATAACCATTGCCGAATATAATCGCAGAATGGGAACAGAGTATTTAGATAAATACATACTACCTTATGAAGTAATTATTAACATTGATAGCGGACAAGACTTCTTTAAAGATAGCAAAAAGCTAATAACAGAAGAAATGAATGTATTAAATGTAATAGCTGATGAAATAGAAAAGACCAGGACAAGAATTGCAACATCTCAACATTACCAATCAGGAAACATTATAACACAATGGCAACCTAATACTTACTTTAATGTAAATCAAGTCTCAGTAGGGAAATTACAAGATTACTTTACATTAATGCCAGGAGATAGAGACCATCAAATATTTGAGTTCTTACAAGGTAATGTAAGAGTAAAAGAATACATAGAGTCATTTAAATTCTATGACTATCAAATAATACAAATGGCAGGATTAAGTCCAGCAACATTTGGTTATGAAAAAGATAGTTATATGAATGAAGCAAACGTAGTACTTAGTGCTAATGCTAGTGAAATGACAATAGAAGCTATTAAGACACAAATAGAACCACAAATAAATAACTTACTAATAAACATAGTAAAAATGCAACAAACACAAGACATCAACGAAAACATCATACCTTTAACAGAAAATAGTTTAGCTTGGGATTATGGCTCAAATGAAAGATTTGATGATATGAAGAAGATTAAGGTATTAAGACAAATACAGGGAGTAGCTAGTGTGCCTTATGCACAAAAAGCTCAAATAATAGCACCTATACTACAAAGAATGTTACAAGATACACAAGGCTCAGATGAGTTGGCTCAAAAATTAAGAGAAGGAAATGCAAAAGAAACTGAAGGCTTAAAGATTGAATATGGAGAAATTTAATGAGTGTTAAAAATCGAATTGATAAAGAAGTATTATTAACAGTTCAAAAGTACGACAAGAAATTAAATAAAACAGAGCTAACCTACTTTAGGAATTTATTAGAAGAAAAAAGCCCTCAAGAAATGCTTGAGTATTTAACAGAAGAATACACAATAGATCATACTTATATGATTAAAGCTATTGAGGAAATAAAACAACTAATAAAGAAAAAAGACAAAATAAAAACACTTGAAGCAATCAGAGATATTATTCCTAACTTATTAGAGATAAATCCAATAGAAGATTTTAAACGAAGCGAATTAGACTATGCACAAAGAGTTTTAAATAAATATACACAAGATTTAGCAGATATTAAAACTCAGAAAGACAAAACACAATATTTAACAACCAAGATAAAAACTTATACCAGGAATGTAGAGCAATATATACCGTACTTTCATAATGGCTTTGTATGGAGTATGCAAAACTTAGCGACATATAATTCAATGCTATATAACGTAAATTTAACAAGAACAGCTTGGAATCAATCATATAAAGATAGCATTTTATTAGAGAATGACAAGTTTATAATAAACACTCATCCATTTGCTTGTCCTCATTGTTTACAACACCAAGGAAAGATTTATACAAGGCAAGAGTTAGAGGACATAATAGGAATAGCAGTAGAAGATGGAGCAAAAGAAATATTACATCCTAATTGCAAATGTACATTAAGTATTTATTGGGATAAATCACAATTAGAAAGACAAAACAAAACAACAGAGGAAGATTATAGACTAGACCAAAAAGCAAAATCATTACAAAGGCAAATAAATAAACGTAGAACAGAAAAACAAGCATTTGAAGATATAGGCAACGAAGAAATGGCAGATGAAAGAAGAAAACAACTTAGTCGTATGTATGCAGAACTTAGAGGAATAAAAGGGCAAATGGAAACCATACGAAAAAGATTTTATAAATATTAGGCTTCTACGGTTAGATAAGTGGCACACCGTTAAAAAAGGCACAACTTAGAACTTGTAATATCTCTATAAAAGGAGGTATAAAATGGATATTTCAAAATATCTAACAAACAAAGATATCACATTATCTAATGATGATGTAGATATTGAAAAGCTTACAAAAGACTTACGCAAAGGTTACATTGAAGAAAGCGAGGCTAAAGCTAATGCAAAAGCTACTTATGAAACAGAGGTAAAAGATTTAAGAAACCAACTTGAAGAAAGAGCAAGTTTAGCTGAATCAAAATATACTGTTTTAGAAAATAGCTACAATGACTTAAACGCACGTTATACAGAACAATCAAAACAATTAAGCGCAGAGCATTTAAGAGGAATAGCTTTAGAAAGTGGATTCAATTCTGCAGATGTAGAAGAAGTATCAAAGTTAAGGACAAGTCTGTATAGTGATATACAAGATGACACCGAAGCAGTCCAGAGGATAAAGGATAAATACGGTAAAAGTTTTGGATTTGATAACTCTAATACAAAAGCACCTGATGAGAAGAATTTTGGAAGCGGAAATCAAACGAAAAAGAATGATGTTGTAATAACAAGAAAAACATCAATTCAAGATTTATTAAAATAAAGGGAGGATTTTAAAATGGCAAATTTTACACAAATTAATTTAGATTTACAAAGCGTAATGAAAAGAACATACGCAAACTTACTTTATAGAAGTTCATTCTTTAACTTCTTAAATGAATATTACATAGGAGAAATTAGACAAACAGGAGCACCTAGAATAGAGGTAATTAAACAAAAACCAACAACTCTAAATAATAGAGATTATGTTGAAATGAAAACAGCAGTTAGTCCAGAGCTAGCTACATATGACAATGTTATAGTAGATTTAACAGAACTAAGAATGGATTATTCTTTCAGAATACCAGTATTAGTTGTAGGTTCAAACATAGCAGGAGCAATTGATGAGCAAATTAGATTAAATGATGCTTCAATTGCAAAACAAATAGATGAATACGGATACGGAGTATTATTTACAGGAGCAGGAAGTTCAAAAGTATGGGCACCAGCAAATCAACAAGCTTATATTGATTTACTAAATGAATTAAAAGCTACATTATTCAACGTAGATGTATATGATACATACAGATTAGGTTTATCAGCAACAGAATATGGAAAACTAGTTGCAGCTTTAACATCTATCTTAAAATTTGAAACATTAGCAGGAGTAGAAGGAGTAGATAGAGGAGATATAGCAGTAGCTTATGGTGTTGATATATTTGCAATCAATGACAACGTATTAAAGCATAGTGAAAAAGGATACTTTGCTTCTCCAGTAGCAACAGTAGGAGATACATTCTTTTCAGATATGGTTGCTTACAATGGAAATTATCCAGGATTCCCAGGATATTATGTAGTAGAAGGAAATGTACTATTTGGAGCAAAAGTAGTAAGATCTGAAGCAATAATCAAATTAGTTGCATCAGCTTCTCTATAATAAAAGAAAGGAGATACAATGGAACTATTTACAGAACAAGAATTTTTAGAAAGATATTCTAATAGTATAGAAAGCATAGATGAGGTAACAATAATTGAAGCTTCAGAAATGATATTTGCACAGGTATCTCCTTGCTTTAGAGATTATAATTGGACAGATGAAACAGTTCCAAAGGCAATAAAAAATGCTGCAATGGAACAAGCTAGATTTTTAATAATGTATGAAATACCACATATAGATACACACAAATTAAAAGCAGGAGCAATGGATTCAGAACTTATTACAGAATATTCTACATTAGCTTTAACAATGTTAGCAAATGCAGGATTTATGTATAGAGGAAATCCAATTAATTACAATATGTCACTTGGCATAGAATTTGGAGGAGAATAATGTATTTATTTAATCCTAAAAAAGCTCAATTAATAAGAAAAAATCGAAATACAGATTATGTATATGATGATGAAGATGTAGAAGAATCAATAAGCTTAGATGTAATTCCTTACAATGTAGATCAAGCTATTCGATATGGTATATATACTGTCCCAGAAGCAACAGGATATTTTATCATTCGACATAATGCAGATATACGAGAAGGAGATATGATTACATTTAATAATAGACAAT